CACCCGGCGCCGACCACCGACGCCGTCGCCGACAGCAGCTTCTCCCTTTCGCGGCCGGGCAAGACGACCATCGTTCCGGCGTCCTCGTTCGTGTCGCGCAAGTACGGCTTCGAGGTCTATTACGAGGATCTCGACCAAGCGCGGCTCTTCACCGAGTGCCGCGTCGCCGGCTATTCGCTGAGCCTGCCCGCGACGGGTCTCTCGACCATCGAGGTTCCGATCATGGGCCGCAACGTCGCGACGTTCAGCTCCGGCAGCGCGCCCTACTTCACCTCGCCGAGCGCCGCGACCACGACGACGGCCTGCGCGTCGGCCAATGGCCTGATCCTGTCGCCGGACGCCGGAACGTCGCCGCTCGCAGTCGTGACCGGCCTCGACATCTCGCTCGACCTCGGCCCGGAGATGGGCGCGGTCATCAACCAGTCGATCGCGCCAGAGATCTTCCTGGGCCGCGCGAACGTGACCGGGACCGTGACGGCATTCCTTGAGGACTTCGCGCTGTTCGACGCATTCAACGCGGAGAGCGAGTTGCAGCTTATCGTGCGCGTCGACAGCGGGTCCGCTGCCAACGCGGATGCGATCTGCATCTACCTGCCGCGCGTCAAGTTCGGCGGCGCCGACATGCCGCTGAGCGGCGCGGGCGGCCAGACGATCACGCTGCCGTTTCAGGCGCTGCGCTACACCGGCGCGGTCGCCGGTCGCGACACGACCACCATCCGCATCCACGACACGGCGGCCTGAGCATGTCGAAGTTCGCTGGTCTCGCCGCGCCGGTCGACAAGCCGTCGCGGTGCTTCCTCTCGATCCCGACAATCGGCCGCCCGGCGCTGGTCTCTCGCGACGGCGAGCCCGCGTGGATCGACGTCCTGTCGCTCGACAGCCGCGCCGCGGCAGCGCAGCGCAGGACGTCGGCCATCGCGCGCCTGGAGAAGCGCGCCACGCGCCTCACCGCCGACGACATCGAGGCCGAGCAGGTCGAGATGCTCGTCTGCCTGATCGCCGGATGGCGCCTGTTCTCGCTGGCCGGGGACGCGATGGACGTGCCGTGCGACGACGCCGCCAAGCGCGAGCTGATGACCGACCAGACGTTCGCGTGGATCAGGCGGCAGGTCGAGGAGCACGTCGGCGACCTGGGAAACTGGCTGCGCGCGACGGCGACCTAATCGCTTTCGCGCGCCATCGCCTCGACCTCGATCTTCCGCGCAAGGGTGGCCGAAAGCGCGACCACCTCGAAAGCGTGGCGCGCCAGCTTGGCCGCCGACCCGCTGGCCTCGATGGCCCGCCGCTGCCCGCCTGGGGCGAACACCTATGGGCCGCATGGCTCGACCTCCACCAAGGTCGGCGCGTCGGCTTCAACGGCCCCGAGCCGCTGGCGTGGTCGGATCTCGACGCATGGTCGCGCCTGACCAGCGCCGAATTGAGGCCGGACGAGGCTCATCTCCTGATGCGGATCGACCGCGAGTTTTTCGCCGTGCGCGGCGAGATTGAGGGCAGCCGGAAATGATCAATGCACCGAAAGAGTCGATCCTCCGCGCGGGCCTCGATGCGAGCGAGTACACGCGCGGCGCCGCCGAGATCGATCGGGCGAATGAGGGCATGGCCCGCAGCGGCGAGCAGGTCGAGCAGTCGCAGGCGCGCGTCGGCAGGAGCCTTGTCTCCACCCAATCCAGCATCGACCGCCTCGAGGCCTCGCTCGACAAGGGCTTCGCCGCGCAACGGCGCTACGAGACCGCCGTCGATCGGGTCAACGCGGCGGTCGAGCGTGGCCGGATCACGCAGGACCGCGGCGCGGAACTGATCTCGCTCGCGCAGACCAAATACCTCGGCGCTGCGTCTGCCACGGCCGCGCTCGGCGCGGCAACGGCCGCAGCCGCAACGCAGGGCCGCAACTTCGGCGCGGTCGCGCAGCAAGCCGGTTACCAGATCGGAGACTTTGCCTCGCAGGTCGCCGCGGGCGGCTCCGCGGTGACGGCGTTCGTCCAGCAGGGCTCTCAAATGCTGGGCATGTTCGGCATGTTCGGTGCCGTGGCCGGTGCGGCGCTGGCGATCGGCGGCGTCGCCTATCAGATGTGGGCCGCGCGCGATGCGGCCAAAGCGACAAAGAGCGAGATCGAGACGCTGACGGACGCCATCAAGAAGTTCAACGAAGAGGCCGAGCAGCGCGCGGCCGGCGATCCTGGAGACCGCGCGCGTCGACGCCTCGCAGAGCTTGAGGGGCAGCTTCGCGAGGCCGAGGCGATCCGCGCCGCGCTTGCGCAGCAGGGCATTGGCGGCCGGGATGATCCGTTCGGCGCTGGCGCTATGGTCGACGCGGGACGCCCGGCGATCCTCGAAGCGCAGATCAAGGCGCTTCGCGAGCAGATCCCGATCTACGACGCACTGAGGAAGGCGGCCGCGGACAGAACGCAGGAAGAGCGCGAGCAGGGCTGGCAACTGGATGCGCTGCTCGAAAAGATGCGCGAGCGCAGGCGGCAAGACGATGACGATGCTCGGCAGGCTGAGGAGAACCGAAAGCGGTTCATGAGCGACGTCGATTCGCTGGTCAATGTTCTCGATCCGGCAGCCGCCGCGACTAGGCGGTGGTTCGATCAGCAGACGCTTCTGAACAAGGCAGTCGAGCAGGGCATAATGAGCGAAGAGCGGCGAGCCGAGTTGAGGCTTGCCTCCGACGCCGCCTATCGCCGCGCGACCGAGCAGACCGTCCAGGTCACCGAGGTTCAGATCCGCGCAACCCGCGAGGCGGACAGCGTCGCCCGCGACCTCGGGCTGACGTTCCAATCCGCATTCGAGGACGCCATCGTGCGCGGCGAGAAGCTGCGCGGCGTCCTCGGCGGCATCGCGCAGGACATCGCGCGCATCATCGTCCGGCAGACCGTGACCACGCCACTGGCCGGGCTCGCCACGTCGGCCATCTCGGGCATCGGCGGCCTCATTAGCGGCCTGCTCGCAGGCCCAGGCGACATTCGCGGCCCGGGCGGCTCGACCTCGGTCCCGTTCGGCGGCCCGCGCGCGATGGGTGGGCCGGTGAGCGGCGGCACGGCCTATCTGGTCGGCGAGCAGGGGCCGGAATTGTTCATGCCGGGCAGCTCCGGCCGCATCATCCCGAACGGCCAGACGGGCGGCACCGTGGTCAACCAGACCATCAACATCAGCGTCGGCGTCGCGCAGACCGTCCGCGCCGAGATCGCCGCGCTCATGCCAGCGATCAAGCGCCAGACCGTCGACGCTGTCGCCGATGCGCGAATGCGCGGCGGCAGCTTCGCCGCTGCGATGGGGACCTGACCGATGCCGATCTCGTATCCGATCGCGCTCCCGACCTCCGGCGGCTATGCGGCCGTCGAGTTCCGCGCGAGCAACGTCGTGGGCGTCTCGACCTCGCCGTTCACGCTGCAGCAGCAGCTCGTCCGCCATCAGGGCGCGCGGTGGGAGGCGGACGTTACGATCGCCGAAATGGAACGTCCGGCGGCCGAGGAATGGATCGCTGCGCTGACCTCGCTCCGCGGCGCCTGGGGCACGTTCCGGCTGGGCGACCCGGGCGGCGCCACGCCGCGCGGAACCTGGGCCGGAACGCCACTGGTCAAGGGCGGCTCGCAGACCGGCGAGACGCTGCTCGTTGACGGCTTCTCTGCCGGCGCCACCGTCAAGGCGGGCGACTACCTGCAGGTCGGCGACCGGCTCTACAAGATCCTGGTCGACGCCACCGAGGCCGCCGGCGAGATCACGCTCGACATCTGGCCGCGCCTGCGCGAGAGCCCCGCCGACAACGCGGTCGTCACCACATCGAACGCCAGGGGCCTTTTCCGGCTCGCTGGCAATCAAAGCGGCTGGAGCCTTCAGGGCGCTGGCCTCCGCTACTCCATCGCCTTCGGCGCGGTCGAGGCGATCTAATGGCGCGCGACCTCACCGCCAGCGTCATCACGCAGCTGCAGGCCGCCTCCGTCGAAGTCGGCATCCTGTTCGAGGGCGAGTTCGCATCGGGATGGGTCCGGCTCTGGTCCGGCATCGGCACCCTGTCCTGGGACAGCAAGACCTGGACCGGCACCGGCAATCTGCTGGGCATCAGCGGCATCGACGAGACCGCCGAGGTCCGCGCCTCGGGGATGACGGTCTCGCTCTCCGGCGTGCCGTCGGACCTCCTGTCCGCCGCGCTTGGCGATGCGCGCTCGGGCCGCATCGGCCGGGTCTACCTCGCGTTCTTCTCCGGCGGCAGCATCGTGGCCGATCCGATCCTCCAGTTCGAGGGCCGCCTTGACGTTCCGGCGATCGAGGATGGTCCCGAAACGGCCACGATCTCGATCAGCTACGAGAGCGAGCTGATCGACCTTGAGCGCGCCCGCGAGCGCCGGTATACGCCCGAGGATCAGGCGATCGACTTCCCGGGCGACCTCGGGTTCGATTACGTGGCAAGCCTGCAGGATGCGCAGATCACATGGGGCCGCTGATGCTGACCCGCCGCGAAGACTGGCCCTCCCGCCTCGCCGCCGCGCTGGAAGAGGCGCGCGACAAGCCGTTCAAGTGGGGCTCGCATGACTGCGGCCTGTTCGCCGCGGACTGCGTGCTGGCCATGACCGACACCGACCCGGCAGCGCTCTACCGCGGCCAATACGTCGACGAGGCCGGAGCACGCGACACGCTGTGGCTGATCTCCGGCGGCGGCCTGCGCGCTGCGTGGACGAAGGCGCTCGGCCCGGCGATGAACAACGTCCGCATGGCGAAGCGCGGCGATGTCGTGCTGGTGGAGGTCGGCGGCGTCGAGGCGACCGGCGTGGTCGTGGGGTCGCGCGTGGCGTGCCTGAGCGAAGCGGGCCTTGCCATGGTGCCCGCGCACCGCATCGTCGCTGCGTGGAGCGTCTGAAATGGCATTCATCGCGCCGGTGATCGCAGCCGCAGTGACGGGCGGCAGCCTCGGGTCGGCGCTGATCTCTGCTGGCATCGGGCTCGTCGCGTCGATCACGCTGACCTCGATTGCCGGGTCCGTGTTCCGCCCGAAACAGCCAAAGCTCTCCGACCCGTTCGCAGGCGCGCAGCGCACGCAGTCCGTGAGGCAAGCGATCACGCCGTGGCGCGTCGTCTACGGCCAAGTCCGCACCGGCGGCGCCATCACCTTCCTGCACACGACCGACGGCAATTCGCGCCTGCATCTCATCATCACGCTGGCCGGTCACGAGGTCGAGGAGATCGGAGACATCTACTTCGATGACGAGGTCGTGCCGCTCGACGTGAACGGCAACGCCACCGGCCGGTATGCGGGCTATGTGCGGATCAAGAAGGCCCTCGGCACCGACGCGCAGACCGCATTCGCAGACCTGATCGCCGAGGCGTCCGACAAATGGACCGCCGACCACCGGCAGCGCGGCAGGGCCTGCATCTATGTCCGGCTGACCCACAATTCAGATCTGTTCGCATCCGGCATTCCGAACATCACGGCCATCGTGAAGGGCAAGAAGGTCTACGATCCTCGGACCGCGACAACGGCTTGGAGCGCCAACGCGGCGCTCTGCCTGGCCGACTACCTAACCGACCCGATACGCGGCCTGGGCGTGGACTACGCGACGCGCATCGACGAAGCCGATCTGATCGCCGCCGCGAATGTGTGCGACGAGAACGTGACGCTGGCCGCCGGCGGCACCGAAGACCGCTACACCTGCAACGGCACGTTCGAGGCCTCGGAGCGCCCGCGCGACATCATCGCTTCCATGACCGGCGCAATGGCTGGCCGCGCGTCGTTTATCGGCGGCCGGTGGTCGATCTTCGCTGGCGCGTACACCGCGCCGAGCATCACCCTCACCGAAGCCGATTTGCGCGGCCCGATCCGCGTGTCCTCGCGGCTGTCGCGACGCGAGCTGGCGAACGGGGTCAAGGGCACGTTCGTGTCGCCCGACAACAAATGGCAGTCCAGCGACTTCCCGCCCGTAACCAGCTCGACCGGCTACACCGAGGACGGCGACGAGCGACTGTGGCGCGACATCGACTTGCCCTTCACGACCTCGGCCGCGACCGCGCAGCGCATCGCGCGCATCGAGCTTCGCAAGGCCCGGCAGCAGATCAGCGTGCAACTGCAGGCCAAGTTGACGGCCTATCGCCTCGTTCCAGGCGACACCGTCGCCATCACGAACACGCGCCTGGGCTGGACCGCGAAAGCCTTCGAGGTCACCGGCCTGCGCTTCGTGGCCGCCGACGACGGCAGCCTCGGCGTCGACCTGACGCTGCGCGAAACGGCCTCGACCGTCTACGACTGGACTGCCGCGACCGACGAGGTCGACGTCGATCCCGCGCCAGACACCGAGCTTCCGAACCCGTTCTCGATCTCAGCACCGGCCACGCTGACGCTTGCCTCGGGCGATGCCGAGATCCTTGAACTGTCCGAGGGCTCCGTCCTGTCGCGGATCAAGGCCACGTGGACCGCGCCGAGCGACGCCAGGATCGCCAACTACGAGTTGGCCTGGAAGAAGTCCACCGAGAGCACCTGGGACAGCGTCCTGTCGTCGTCCTCCGTCACCGTCGGCTACATCTCGCCGGTCGAGGACGGAACCGCATACGACGTGCGTGTCCGGTCGATCTCGGGGCTTGGCGTGGTCAGCGGATGGGTCACCGTCACCGGCCACGTCGTCGTCGGCAAGACCGCAACGCCGCCCCGCCCCGACACGTTCCAAGTCGCGCGCATCGCCGACGGCACGCGGCGGTTCACGTGGTCGCTGGCATCTGTGCCGGCGGACGTCCGCTCTGGCGGCGGCTACCGCATCCGCTACAAGGCATCGTCGACGACCGACTGGTCCAGCATGACCGCGCTTCACGACGGCCTGTTGATTTCGTCGCCATACGAGACGGCCGATCTTGCCTCGGGCACCTACTGGTTCGCGATCAAGACGGTCGACAGCAGCGGCAACGAAAGCACGTCCGCCACGTTCATCAACTCGGCCGTCCTTGGCGACCCGCCGCTGCGCGACGTTCTGGTTCAGCGGATCGAGCAGTCGCTCGCATGGCCCGGCGCGAAGACGTCGTGCTTCCTGGACACCGACAACGCGCTTCATGCGACGTCGTCGCAGAACTGGTCGAACCTCCCGTCCGCGTGGTCGAGCCTTCCCGCGACGTGGGACAACATTTTGACGAACAACAGCCCGATCCGCTACGAGACCGCCGTCATCGACCTCGGGGCCGACGTGACATTCACGCCGCTGGTCACCGCCGTGGCGAACGGCACGACGACCCTGGAAATGAAGACCGGCACGCAGGCCGACGGCACCGTGGTCGGCTCGTGGGTCTCGCTGGCGCTGGTCGAGGGCAAGCGCTACGTCCAGATCCGCGTGAGCGTGGCCGACACCACGCCGGTCCTGTCGGGCTTGACTACGATCATCTCGTCGTCCTCGTACACGGACACATACGAGGACGTGAACACCGCCACCGAAACGGCGTCGTGGTTCTCATCGGTCGCCGCCGGGCATTTCAAGATCGGGGCGCGCGGCCAGCTCGCGGCGATCTCGACGGCCCGTATCCTCGCGCTGCAGAACGTGGGGGCGGGTTGGTCGTGGGAACTTATCTCGAAGACCCAGACCGTCAACGGGGAGCCTGCCGCAGAGTTCAAGATTTACAACTCGTCAAATACTCTCGCAAATGCTACTGTTGACATCGAACTGAGAGGGCCGCAGGCGTCATGACCCTTCCCGCTTCCGCGACCAAGGTCTACCTCGACAGCGCCACCGACGATCCGAAACAAGCCCGGCCGGAACTGGCCGACCTCGTCGACAAGTTCAACGACCTGTTGACGCATCTCAACCTGTCGACCATCACCAGCAGCCCGGCGGCGATCCCGCTCTCGGTCTCAAATGGCGGCACCGGGGCGAGCACGGAGGCGGGCGCGCGCACGAACCTTGGCGTTGCCGACGCCACCGAGATGGCGCCCGGGCGCATCGAGATCGCGACGCAGACCGAAAGCAACAACGGCACCGACGACACGCGCGCCCTCACGCCCGCGAAGCTGGCGAACATCTCGCCCGCGTCGGTGACGTTCGCGGCCAGCGATCAGGTGTTGATCCTTGATGCGAGCGACAGCAACAAGCTGAAGCGCGCGACGGTGACGACGGGCAAGGTCATCCAGCAGGTCGCATCGTCGTCATCGGCCATCGTCTCCACGACGACGACGACGCCGCTGGACGATACGATCCCACAGAGCACAGAGGGTGGCGAGTTTCTCACGGTCACCATCACGCCGACGAACTCAAGCAACCTGCTGCTGATCGAGGTCTCGGCGTTCTTTTCGCACGGGTCCGGCGGGCATGTGATCGGCGCGATACATCAGGACGCCACGGCCAATGCACTAGCGGCCGTGTCGAACAACCACCCGTCGAATAACGACCACATTTTCGTGATGCGTCACCGCATGACCGCCGGCACGACCAGCGCCACGACGCTGAAATTCCGCGCGGGCTGCAACAATTCCGGCACCCTGCGGATGAACGCCGACAGCAGCGGCAATCGCCGCTTCGGCGGCGTCGCATCCAGCATCATGACCGTCACCGAGATCGCCCCATGAGCGAGATAGATCCGCGCGAATTCGGCCGCTTGGAAGCCGAGGTCAAGGCGCTGACGAAGAGCGTCGAGGCCATGTCCGCCGACTTGAAGGCCGTGCGCTCGGCGCTCGACGCAGCGGGCGGCGGCTGGCGGGTGCTGGTGGCGGTCGGGGCGATCTCCGGCTCTATATCTGCTCTCGCCATCAAGCTTCTCCCATTCCTACCTCTGAGGTGATCCATGCGTGCGCTCGTCGCCCTCCTGCTGGCGGCGACGCCAGCAATCGCCAACGCCTCCGTCTGCGCGCCGCTTGAGGATCTCGCCCGCGTCCTGAAGGACGACCACCAAGAAGTCCCGATCGCGATCGGCGACGCCCGCGGCGGACAGGTCATCGTGTTCTCGACGCGAGATGGTTCGTCATGGACGATCCTGCTGGTCGGCCAGTCCGGCCATGCCTGCGTCGCCGCCGATGGCGTCCGGTGGCGCCTGCCGGGTCGCGGTGCCTGATGCCGACGCCAAAGCTCAGCCGCGAAGAGGCGCTGCGGCGCATCGAGGCCATTGAGGCGGCCCTGCGCGCGGGCCACGCGCCGCCCGGCAGAACATCCGGTGCCGGGCGCCACGGCGCGCTCGCGGTGGCGTCCAACGCGCTGGGCCTGCCGGGAACATGGGGCAGCGAGAAGATCGGCCGCGTCGAGGCCGCTGCAGGCCGGTCGATCGACTGGTCGCTCTGGCCCGGCCGGGCGCCGGTGCAGCCGGTCGCGCCGCGGTTTGATCCGCCGGCGATCCCCGACGACGACATCCCGGTCGAGCAGCTGATCGACCAGCTGGCCGAGCGCTTCGGCAAGCGCGCGGAGAACGCGGCGGCGCGCAAATGGATGCGCTTCTCGCTGCACGACGACGGCCCGTATCTGTTGGCCTTCGTGGGCGATCCGCACCTCGACGACAACGGCTGCAACTGGCCGCTCCTGAAGCGCGACATCGAGCTGATGCGCCGCCCGCATGTCCACGGCGTCATGCTCGGCGACGTCACGAACAACTGGTCGGGCAAGCTCCAGCGGCTCTACGCGCATCAGGACGTGACGCGCGACCGCGCTTGGAAGCTGGCCGAGTGGTTCTGGCGCGCTGTTCCGTGGCTGCTGCTGATCAAGGGCAACCACGACATCTGGTCGCAATCGCACGGGCAAGGCGATCCGCTTGATTGGATGGCGCGCGGGTCTGCGGCGCTGGAGGACTGGCAGGCGCGCATCGAGGTCGCAGCCGGCGGCCACGTGCTGCGCGTTTGGGCCTCGCACGACTTCAAGGGCTCGTCGATCTACAACCCGCTACACGGCCCGATGCGAGCGCAGCGGTTCAGCGCAGGAGAGGCCGACATCCTGGCGGCGGGGCATCAACACCACTGGGAACTGTTCAGCGGCGAGGACGCCGACAAGACGTCCCGGCCGCATTGGCTGGTGCGCGCGCGTGGCTACAAGTTCCTCGACCCGCACGCAGACCGGCACCAGTACGCCTCGCAGCAGCACGGCGCGACCATCGCCGCGGTGGTCGATCCCGGCCGCGCAGGACCGGCGGCGGTGCAGTGCTACGCCGATCTGGCCGAGGCCTGCGAGATCCTCGCATTCAAGCGCCAGCGCTGGGAGGCCGACCGTGCCGCGCCGCCGAAACGCAAGCGATGACGAGGCGTGGGCCGACCGCCACGAGGGCGAATGCGCCGTCGGCCACATCTGCGAGCTGCGCGAAACCAACCCGCCCGGCAAGCCCTTCGAGCCCAGGCGCGGCCCGCTCGGGTTCTGCGTCGATCCTGCAGCCTACCGGCCGGTCAAGCGGCGACGTCGTGGTAAGGTGGTGGCCACATGACCTCGACATTCCCGCAGGCTGGCGAGACGCAGGCCCAGGCCCCGGCCACCACGGCCGGTATTCCCGGTTACTCGTCGCCGTCGCTGGCGATGATCTACCCGAGCCACAACCCCGAAAAGCCGGTCGCCGTGGCCGTTCAAAGAGACGGGGTGCTGTCGATCGTTCAGATTGACGTCGCGCATGCCAGTGGCCTTCTGACGGCCCTGGCGTCGATCCTGCAACGAGAACTTGAAGCGGAGCGTCGCCGATGATCCAAGCCCTGATCCCGTCCCTGCTGCCGATCCTGTCTGGCGTCATCGACCGCGTCATCCCCGACAGGGCGGCGGCCGACAAGGCCAAGCTCGAAATGCAGGCCAAGCTACTCGAAGCCGCAACGACCGGCGCGCTGGCCCAGGTTCAGGTGAACAAGACCGAGGCCGCGCACCAGTCCGTGTTCGTGGCAGGGTGGCGACCGGCGATCGGCTGGGTCTGCGCCGCCGCGCTGGCCTATTCCTACATGGTGGTCCCGCTCGTCGGCTTCGGTCTGACGCTCGCGGGTCAGCCGGTGCCGCGGTGGCCGGTGCTCGATGGGAACCTGTGGGAACTCATGTTCGGCATGCTGGGCCTCGGCGCCCTGCGCAGTTATGACAAGGCGCAGGAGCGCGCGGCGAAGTGAGTGCGTCGTCCTGGCCGATCGCCTTCGCGCTACTGCTGAAGCACGAGGGCGGTTACGTCAACCACCCGCAAGACCCTGGAGGGCGCACCAACCTCGGCGTAACGCAGCGGGTCTGGGAGGAGTGGATCGGCCACCCGGCGACCGAGGCCGACATAAGGGACCTGACGCCCGGTATGGTCGAGCCGCTGTACCGGGAACGGTACTGGGACAAGGTGCGCGGCGACGACTTGCCCGCGGGCGTCGATCTGGCGGTCTTCGACTACGCGGTGAACAGCGGCCCGGGACGGGCCGCGAAGACGCTGCAAGAGGTTGTCGGCGTCGCCGCCGATGGCGCGGTCGGGCCGAAGACGCTGCGGGCTGCGCGGGCCTACCCGGCGGACCAAATCATCATCCGAATCGCAGACGCGCGGGAGGCGTTTTTGCGCGGCCTGCCGCACTGGCCGACCTTCGGCGTCGGATGGCTCTCGCGCGTCCTCGCGGTGCGCCGGGAGGCGCTTGAGATCGCGAGGCAGGTAGCGCATCGCTCCCCTCCCGCCTAGAGCAGCTCGTCGACCACCCCGAGCGCATGCTGCGACCGCTCGACCGCAAGCTCGGCCGCGTGGCGCAGCCGCTCCGGCAGATCCTCCGGCATCGCGGTATCGCCGCGCTCCCAGCGCGTCACCGTGCGCGGGTGGACGCCGACGGCGTAGGCCAGCGGCGTTTGCCAGCGGCGGCCATAGAGCAGGCGGCCGATGACGCGGAG